CTTTGAAAAAACATCGGCAGACGAATCTTCGTGCAGAAGAATTTTTTTGCTTATCTGGAATGAGCCGGTGATGAGTTCAACATCAGAACTGTTAGTAATGAACCCCTGCATCGGAGCCTCCTTAAGGAAGGGATTGAGGGGGCCTTGAAGCCCCCCGAATCAGTGGTTCAGGATTAGCTTCGCTTCCATGTACACTTGACGTAGTCAATGTCCATGCTGTGGGCGCGCTCAGTGCCGCCGTTGCTCGTTCGAGCGAAGAGCAGGTATGGCTCCAAGAGGTCTGTTGCAGCCATATTCGAGATATCAATCTGCTTCCCGTTGTTGGCCTTTACTCCATCAACAAAAAACTTGACGTTGCTCGTATCAGTCATGTCAATTTTCAAGGTGACGTATGTTCCGCTTACCCAGTCGATTCCGGTATCGTGAGGTGCGTTGTCATTGGTGCCATCATCACTTTCAATGTAGATGTTCAGCCCGGTAGCACCGCCGACGCTGCCAACCCGAAAAGCAACGGTGTCGGCAAATCCGTCAAACGCTGCGGCACTTGCGCTAACCGCTGAGCCCGCGCTGGCAAGACCAACGATGCACTCGTAGTCGCTATCCTCACTGAACGCTGCGTCGGTGCTCAGTGTCCACTTGACGCGCGCCTCAAGAATAACTTCTTTAGTTGGAGAGATAGCGTTTGTTCCACCGAGGCTCAAAAGCATCGCCTCCGCCGCATTGTCGGTGCTGTGAAGAAGACGAAGCACGCCATCAGCAGCATCGATAAAGTCTCCGGTTGCAGACGTAGACCCAGCCTCTGTAACTACCCAAGGAAGAACAGGTGTTTCTCCAACATCTTGGATAAAGTCACTGAAAAGCTCAACGTAGGTCTCGGCACCGCGAGAAACCCACTGCTTTTCGGAAATTGCATCGTGGACAAGACGACGACCACCAGTAAGTTCGGGAATTTGGGACATTTAATACTCCATTGGGGAAGGGGAAGTGGAATCGAGATAAAGATAACATGTTCTGAGAAAACTAATTTATTCGCTTTTAGTTTTTTTCATTGATTGAATACTCTTTTTGAGTTTGTAAGCAGCTTGTCTTGACCCTTCTTTATCGATGTGAACTGCTGAAACACCGATCAATTTCAGAAGGTATAAAGGATAAAAATCTCTGTATTTGAGATTGTATCTGATTCCGTCATTTGATGTATAGCTGAACTCCTCCCTCATGTACCTGTGAGCAGTCGCTGTATCCAAATATCCTCTGATACCCGGTGCGATATTTGGATCACCCTGATCAGTAGGTCTTTGCATCATTACGGGGGTTGGTAATGCACCCGGAGTTTTAGTCACTCCATAAGTGAAGCGTCTTGTTGGCTTTACAACACCAAGTTCAACTAATCCCGGTATTCTAGCCAACAAAGGTCGTTCGGTATCTGCCTGATAATAAGCATCCGATATGCGTAAAAGCGTCTCAGTAAGGCCGATATTTGATCGATCAATAGCTTCGATTAATCCGAGAAACCTGCCAGTGACCGGAGTCTGGAAAAAATTCAAAATCAGACTACTTCTCAAGGGTTTCGTTGAGATGTAGATACCTCGTCCCGGCATTTCCAAGTTTTTAATATTTACTCGACGACCTGTTTTTTCATCAAAACGTTTTTTTAGATCAGCATCTGGAATGTAATAAATACCCAAGAAATCATGCAATGATCCACCAAAAATATCATGATCAAGTTGAACCAATAAAGCAGGCACTTGATTAGTGGCACGATTCAAAGCGAAACCTCTGCCCGGATCCAACCCAGTTGTTGGTTTATATAAAAACTCCAAAAACATCGGATTTGCGCGAGCGAGCAAAGCGAGTCTAGATTTTTGTGCTTGGTCAGGACCCTGAATGAAGGGCAGAGACCCAAAGAAGTCTGCACCCAATGAAATTACGTCTGCACCAACCCCATATGGCATTCGGATACCAAATGAACCAACTTTGCCGGGAAGGTAAAACCTTGTTCTGTCCCATGAAGATAAAACTCTTTCAGGATCTTCTAAGTCAGTTACTTTAAGTTGAGTGGCTCTAGCAATTTTTATTTGAGTAATCAGCCTGTCAGGATTTTCGATTGCTGTTTTTACAACCAATTTTGTAGCTTGTTTGAAATATGTGTAAAATGCAAACATATTTGTAAGAACATTTTTTTCAAATTCACTTACGTCCGAATAATCCATAGCTATGTCGCGAGCTATTCGGGCGGCCTCCCGCATAGATTTGCCCGATTCGATTTCACGAAGCATGATTCGAATTCGATAAAAACTATCGATTGCGGTGGCTGCCTCACCATAAGTCCTATTGAGTCGACTTAAAAGACCGCCTCGTTTAAGAATTGCTCCCAATGTGATTCCGCCTGTTCCGGCAAGCGCCGAACCGGCAGCCACCGCACCTACAGGTCCAGCAGTTAAACCACCCAAAAGAGCACCAATCGTACCCCCAATGACACTACCGCCAACCCATGGGTTTGATTTTGAAAACACCTCAAGAACTTTTTCATGAAGACTTACGGTGTTGATGGTGTTGATGAAAGAACCTTTAACTCCCTCATCGATAATCGCTTTGTTCATCCCATCAGCGGTGATGATTCTTCCATCCTTCGTAATATAAGGTTTGGTCGGAGGTTTATGTTTTCCGTCTCCAAAAGTTCGAGCAAGGGTACCAGCAACAAAATTAGTTTCCCTCATCGTTTTATAGCTGCTTACTGCTTCTGTTATTGTTCCCGGAAATGCGACGAAGTCTTTTGCAGCGGCTGATAATCCCTGACCCAATTGAACTTGAGTTGCTGCACCAAAATGCACGCTCGCAAGGTACGGAACCATTGGCACTCCACCGCTGCCGATAAGTAGTCCATTGTAAAAAACTTTCGGATTGAGAGGAGCGATTTCAACCAATCTTTTAACAGCGTCAATTACTTCTCTTTTCAATGTAATTTGTTTACCAGTTACATCATCCAACAATGCATATTCTACGGAACCATTTTTCCCAAAGTTACGTTTGAAAGTAGGTTGATTAAAAGTCTCGGCCAAGTTCTCTTCTAGAGCAATAATCATTGATTCTGGCAATAGAAAAGTGTCATCACCGAGACGAAGCATGTTGAACTGACCAAGTTCTCTTCGAATACCCATCGAATCTAAAATCTTGGACGCTTCATCTTTCGCACTTTTATCCAAAAAAGTAACGATTTGAGTGTCTGGATGATTCTTCAAACCCGGCTGAAGCTCGGCCTCACCTCTGGTCTCCTTAGGAGCTTTTCGGGGCCACGCTAATAGCTCTGGTTTTTTTTGCTTTGTGCCCGTCGCAATTACAACTCTGTCTTGAAATTTGAGTTCTTGGTTAATAAAAAAGGTGATTCTTTCAATATATTTCGAGCGATCGAGATTAGGATACTCTCCGAGATCGGCTCGACCTGCGATTTCTTCGTATAAAGCCCTACGATTCGAGCGATAACCTGCTTCAGCAAGCTCTTTTGCAAATGTTCTACGAAGCTCGCTAACTTTCCCATACACTAAAACATTTGTAAGCAAAGCGATTGCATCTTGTTCTTGTGACTCTGCTCTGCTAAACAGTGTTTTGGGTTTAGTAACCTTTGTTTTTTTGCCAGTCTTATCCACTACGGTTTTTGTATATGAATCCATAGTTGCGGACTTCAAGCTTTTTGCCTGTGCGATGTCATACATCGTCAACAAGTCGCCCTTATAGTAGGCTTTGTAAAGACTTAGAATTTGTTGGTCATTGAAATCAAAAGTAATAGTCTCCGACTCTTTCCCAAGCGCGATTTTGAATACATCCATCGTTTCATTTTGAACTCTGTTGTATTTCTCTAACAAACCATTCTGGATCGTCTGCAGCGCGTCGGAAAAGATCATTTGATCTTGATCCGTTATGTTTTGATTTTTTACACCCCTGTTTTTTAAAGTTCTCAACTGCCTCATCGATTGTCTTTCAAGCCGAGTCATTCCAGTGGGGCCGTCGAGAAGATCTTGTATTTCAACAAGATTGTTCAGAATATAATTAATATCCAAAGTTCCACTTTTGGAAGTAATAACGTCTGGAATCACTCGTGAAGGCACACCTTGTTTAGCCTGTTGGCCACGCATTTTTGCCAGTTGATCCTGAGTCATTCCCGTTCTTTGTGACTTGAACACTGATACGAGTTCAAAAAGTTTCGATACTTTCGAAAGAGCAACGGGAGGTATAAAAAGACCTACTTGATTTACGTAAAAATTGACGAAGTGATCAGCGCCATTTTTTCGAGCGTGTTCCACCTCTTTTACCAAGTCCTCCTGTACTCGTTTTTCTCTCCTAAGTTGACGTTCGAACACATCAATCAAATCAGGATTTGTATTTGTTTTATTAAAACGTAGTTTTTCACGAGTCACCAACTTTAATTGAGCATTTATAAAATTACCAATTTCTTTGGTTCCTTCCCTCTCAGAGAGGAACATAGCTAGCCGTCGAGTGAAACCCGGATGTACAGTTCCTCTATGAGCCCTATTGATTGGATTGGCCTCTATGTCTTCCATGACCTTCCGAATCAACTGATACTCATTTACAGACAGAATTTTCAAGTTTGCTTCTGGATCAAGCAAACCTTTAGGCAGGACATCCGACAATGGACTTTGAGATATTTCCTGCAAAAGCGTTTGAAACCCTGCGGCCTCCTCAGATGCCAATGCAAAAAATTCGGTTTGTCTTGTGTTCCGATCAACAAGAGCATCAGGACCCGGATTGTTCATTCTTTGTCGCTTATCAAAAGCTGCAAAATCCGATGGTTTAATAAAAGATGGTACGTTTGATCGATCAACGAACCCATCCTGACCAATTTGATACAATTTTTTATCAAGATTGTCTGTAAAATCACCAGTCATATCGATCATTTTTTGTTTTACATTATCTAAAATCTGAGGCAGTTTAGATAAAGGAACAATAAATCTATTTGTTCCCAATTGGGCATACTTACGTTGTCCCAAAATGTTTGCATATTTTTGTGTTTTTACATATGCAATTGCTTTGATCAGAACCTGTACTGGATCCTCTGTTTTATCTTGATAAACACGTCTAGTGAATCTATTAGTTTGACCAGTATCTGGATCGACTTCTACATCAACTTTAGTGACAAGCTTGTCACCCAAATATGCATGGAGAACTCTGGGTTCCATGCTCCCCTCAGTCGCTGTTTTTTCACGACCTATGCGAGCAGGTCTTGACGCTGCAACTCTTTCTTTTTTATTAGGACTGACGAAAACTGCTCTTGGTCGTTTGGTTACAACTTTATGTGTCAATACATCTATTTTTCTACGATCCGAGGCAAGAACTCCAAACTCGACATCCCAATACCTTTTGACTGCGTCTGGTAAGAGTGCAGGCTTGTTCCTAATTTTACTGTAATAACGTTGCAGAGTTACAAAAAGCTCTCCGAACAAACGACGTAGGTGTCCGTTTTTTGCGCTTTTTAGGTTTCTGTAAGTGCTCCAAGCATCCGCAAATTGCTCCTGACCTAAGTCAGTCAGTATTTTTAATCCTTGTGGATTTACTGTATGGTCGAAATGTTGAAAGATTTTCTGATTGAAATCATCACCCATCAACGCTGCCATGAAGTGACCATTTTCATGCCACAAAGTGTTGATGTCACCTTTATTAAAAAGATTTATGAATGATCGTTTTGTGATTGGATCGTACTCAAAATATCCTAAAGGTACACCACCTTTTCCTTTTGCAAATCTAACATCAGAATTTGGCGACTTATCTTCCAGCGTGATTCTGAATGACGGTGTTTCATCATTGCCATCCAGTTGGAACCTTGCAGTTTTTCCTGCGGCTCTGTTTCTGACAACTGCTAAATTTTGAATGACTTCTACGGGACTCGAAAATACGGTATCGTTCGCTTCCGCAATTTTGAAGGCTTGCAATTCAATGAGTGCCAGAAATTGTTGCCTATCGGATGCCTCAATCAACCCATCGTTTACAAGCCTCTGAGTCTGAACCTCAATTCGTTTGTATGCACCAGACATTCTGAAGGCCACAACTTCGTTCGGACCAAGTTCTTTGATGAGTTGAGACGCAACTTTTTGAATGGCTTGAACATCATTTGAACTAACAACATCAGCCGCTATATAAATTTCAGGATCACGCTCAACATTTCGTAGTAATCGACGAACGTTTTCCTGCTCTGCTTTGCTAAGGCTTTCAAAAAGTTTCTTGCCTCTGTTTTTTTCATTATTCAAAGCAGCTTGAAATATTGTATTTAATCGCACCAATGGATCGGATGAGGTTTTCTGTACAACACCCTCGAACAACATCTCTTTTGCTGCTGCATACCGTGTGGTTTTTGATCCCTTCGCATCCACGAATGCACGACGTGCGTTCCGACTATTGGCTAATATTCTCGCTGTGCCCCCTGTAAAGCTGAAAAACCTTTTCTCCAAATTCAACAACATGTCCATACCCATGCCAATATTTTGAAGAAGGTTGTACAAAGGGTCGCCGGGCTTTGAACCTAAAGCAGCAGCAATTTCTGCGTTGCCGATCTGAAAACCGCCCAGTCCAGAATCCAATCTCGCTTCAAATCGAGTCAGGAAATCGTCAGATACATCGCGGATACCCAACTGCATCATGAAATCTAATCCTGCTGATGTTGGCAGAAATAAACCTCCGGGTACACCTAAGTTTTCTAAAAGCTCCCCTGCCTCGTCACCGAACATACCTTCAAGTGTTTCATCGGATATGCCGATAGATGCTTCTGCTCCAGCAGTTGTAATCATCGTAAACAGGTTCATAGCGTCTGAAAGAATACTTCTTTTGAAGTAAACGCCTGATTCACCAGACTCCACCCTTTTCAAAAACAAAGGTGTTGCCTGCTTTTCCAAGTGTCTTGTGGCCTTCGCGCCAGTACTGTCGAGAAATTTAAGTTGATTCGCGCTGAACTCAAGAAGTTCTTTTTCCGTTGGAATGGAATCTTTCGTTACGTCTTCAAATATTTTCTGTGTAGCAAATACAGAAAAAGGTATGGCATTTAAAACGTTTTGTATTTGTTCATCTGGAGCTTTTTCATGAACCATAGAAATGGCCAGAGGGACATGCGGTAAAATATCTTTCGTAAGTAATGAGTCTGTTTTGGAAATCGATGAAGCAATTTGCTTGAACTCTTCCAAATCAGGTTGATTTTTTCTTAATAATGGGTGCAACTGATTATATGAAATGTGTAAAATATTTTCATTTATCTGATTATTTCTTTCTTGTTCAGTGATTAATCCATCACGAAATACAGACATTGGAGTAATCAGAGTGTAGTCATGTATAGTTGGCTTTTGATTCCTCGATTCTACATTCAATTCATATCGTTTTTGTTCAAGCATCTCCTGACGAGCGATGGATCTAGCTTCTTGAAATTCAGTTGTATTTAGGACTTGTGCTCTGATGTCCATTAAGTCTAATAAAAACTCATTCCTTATTTCACTATTTTGGAACACTGAAGCCCAAAATTTAAACGCACCCATTTGAGCACTCGTGAGGGTGGCAAAACCTAAATCAGTTCCTGTGTAACGATCCGATTGATCTTTCATCAAATCGTTTTGATGTTGAAAGAGTGATTCCTCTGTTTTTTTCTGCAACGACTCGAAATCAATAATTTCATGTTTATCGAGAAATTTAGCTAAATCTTTTACTCCAACTGCATCCGCCGACTCCACAATGTTTAATACAGCGAAATTTCTTGCCCTGTTCGATTGGATCAGAAGAAAATCGGCTAAATCATCTGCAGTTCCAAATACAGTAAAACCTCGTTTTGCTAAATCTAGTAAGTATTCTGGCGTTGAATATTCTTCTGGGATCGTTGAAATACCCTTTGCAACAGCGGCAACGCCAGATGAAAGACCAGTAAATCCCGCTCCAGCTAATAAAGCACCACCGATAGCGCCTCCCACCGCTCCAGCGGGACCAAGGGCTGAGCCAGCAATACCACCTTTTACGCCACCATAAACGGCGCCAGCAGCAGATACACCACCAACAAAGTTCAATAAACGTTCGTTGGTTATTTTTACACCGAGAATGGTTCCATCAGTGTCGACAAACTGACCATCTTTCATAATACCGGAAGCTTCCAGAGCTTCGGGTTTTATTTTCAATTCGTCCGGCAAGTCCTCGGTAATCGCTTGATAGGCACGAGAGTATAAAGGCTCACCTTGCTTCTCTCGTGCCGCCCTCGCTGCGTCTTGGTAAAGAGGTACTGTACCCATGACCGGGTCAACACGCTTGAATAGGGATGTTGTTCTGGCACCAAACACGGATGAATAGAGCCCCTCACCGGGCTGATCACCAACAATGAATTGTCTGGATTTAAGATATTTGTCTATCTCTTTCTGAGCATCTAGTTTTTTCGAAGGATTTTTTTCGTAATACTCTCTGATTGCATCTTCGCCCTGAATCTGAATGTCATCAGGTACATAAGATCCGAACTCTGTGAGTGTGTTTGTTATTTCGTTCGAATATTCGAAATAAGCGGCATCCCTTAAATCTTTAAGAATGCTCGGATCTTCAGTCATTTGAATGACATCTTCGTCCGCTTCGCCTTCCAAAAGACTATCGTCCTCAGCTTCGACAATTTCAACTTTTGGTTTTTGACTCTCTGTTACCGATTCGAATACCGACTTCATTGAGCTTGAATCAAAGTCTTCGAATTGTTGATCTGAATCAGTATTTATATTTTCATCGATTAAGTCGATTGACATTTGACCATCATCTTGCGACTTCAATCGTTCCAAGATTTCTTCGGATTCTTCGATCCTCAATCGACGCTCTTCTTCAGTTTCCGACACAACGAATCTCCGTAATTATCTAGTCTCTTGAACTTTGATATTTTCAAGTTCAAGCGGAATTTTCATACCAAGCCTTGCTCGGAACTCTGGCACAAGTTGAATTGTCTTCGCTTGATTTGGTTTTGGAAAGTCAAGATCTGCCGTCAATAATTTTTTCAATGTAAATTGTTTAAATACTGATGGATACTCTGCAATAGGATCGGACACAACGTACTTACTTTTGACTCCAGAGATATTTTTACCGACATTTGGGTCATCGCTTTTTACGTGAACTTCCAAATGAAGATGTGACCCTTTCGAGTTTCCTGTGTTTCCAGCTAAACCGATGACCTGACCCGCCTTGACTCGATCCCCTTTGGCAACTTTTGTATCGCTTAGATGCATCATTTTTGTGATTCTTCCATCTTTATGAAGGACAAAAACAAATTTACCGGGTCCAGTGCCGGTATACTCACCGTCCACAAGTTCATTTGCAGTGTGTTTACCTCCGAGAGTTTCATCGTTATTCACTGCGATTACAACACCATCAGCAATCGACATGATCGGATCACCCAATCGTGCTCGTAGGTCAATCCCTTCGTGTGGCGTTGATCCTCTCATCGTTTCTGCAGATGTGATGACATTGTCCTTAGTTGGGCTGACAAACGGAACTCGCAGTTCTTCCTCTTTTTTATTAAATTGAGAGTTTACAATGTTTCTCATTTTAATATCAAAATTAGGAGATGAAGCATAGTCATCAAAAAGATTGCTTATATTATCCGCTGCTGCAATCGACTGTTCATAGTTAATTATGCCTTTTGACATGTCGGATTTTAAATCTTCGATTGCCAGTCTAACTGCTCTCGTCTGTGATCGTCTGGTTTCTTTACGATTCTGTTCAGCAATAGAAACAGCGTCCTCATCTGATGTTTGGACAGCATCTACGGCAATTGAAGACGGATCGATTCGTGGAGTTCTGCCCTTAGGCAAAGACTTTCGAACATTTGCGAGTTGCTCATCCGGTGTCGGGGGAGGGGGAGCATCAGCAATTGTAGACGGATCGATTCGTGGAGTTGTGCCCTTGGGCAAAGACTCTTGAACGTTTGCGAGTTGCTCATCCGGTGTCGGGGGAGGGGGAGCATCAACAACTTCAGAATCGATAGGGTCCTCTTGATTTGCTTTTTCGATTCGCTCGTCGAGTTTTTGCCTCTGTGCTGGTGGCATTTCCTCTTCAGAAACTGCTTCACCTTCAGGCGCTATTGTCTCTATCGGAGTCACGGTGGATCCAGCAGAAGCACGGAATACGGTGCCGGATGGGGCCTGACCGGGACGTGAATCGAACTCGGCAGTAGAGGGTGTTTCACCCACAATCGGTGCTGAGGGGTCGGACAAGCTTTCTCTCAGAACTCGATCAGCAGGAGTGTCATCGGTTCCTATAATCGCTGGTCGCTCACTTCTAGCCTTGCGTTCAGCATCTTGAGCGGCAAGTATTGCTTCAAAGTCTTTTTCTTGAGCGACTTTTTCAGCAGCCGCCGCAAGCTGCACCTCGCGTGGAGATCTGAGCGAACTTTCTGATCCCCTTGTAGCTGTTGCAATGGCTTGTCTGTTGATTTCTGACTCATCTTGTTCTGCATCAACATCTTGAGTTTCAAGGTCAGCAAACAATCGACTGGCTTCAGCTTCACCAGCAATTTTATCATCACGCTCTTCGGTTTCTGATGGAGGAGCAACTTTTTCGCCCCTGCCAGCATCCATTTTATTTACAAATCGATCAATAGAATCGTATTGACCGTACTTATTCGTGAGAGTTGGAATCTCGAAAGCTTGAGGGTCATTTGATTGATTAAAAGATTTAGCCCTCGAAAAAACATCGATGAGGTCTGAACTGCTTGCTTCGTCTTGAGCAATCATATCAAGAGTGTTTAAAAAATCAGACCCGATGGTTCCGAGAGGTTGTTTTCTACCAACAATGTCAGATCCCTCAGCGACAGAATCAGGGTGGTTCAAAAACGAGAGCAGTTCTCCAGTGTCTTTTACGCTATCCGTAGTAGCCACATACTGACTTACAGTTTCTGTTGTGATTCCTGTATCATCGAGGCTACGTATTGCGTCCTCAAATCCCTGTTGTTTCGCTTCTGGGCTGTCGCTTTTCCCCTCACGCGGCTGATTGAACTCGTAAATGCCAGTAAGAAAAGTAGAAGGAAATCTGCTTTGAATGTCTTCTGGGAGACTTTTGAAGTCTTCAACAACATTACTCAATTCAGTATGCGTTTGATCCTTTTCGTTATCGTCAGCAGTAGTGGCTCTCTCATACGCTTTTGTGACACGATTGATAACTGCTGGAATAATTGGTACACCAGTCGTTTCAGTGGACGAGTCATCAACTTCTGTTGGATCTTCAACAGCGACGGGATCTTCAACAGCGACGGGATCTTCAACCGTAACCTCAGGTGTGTCCTCACCAAGACTGACACCAAGTGATTCCCTGAATCCTGTAATCCTCAAAATTGAATGGTCCAGCAACTTAGCTTGATCTTTGCTCAACCTTTCATTTTGAGCAAATGAATCAACTGTTTTTTTGCGACGTTCGATCAAAGACCTTTTTTGTGCCAAAAGTCTTCTTTCTCTTCGCGTTTCTCGACCCGGCTGGACCCCCAAGCCGAGAACTGCTTCTTCGAATTTGTTGTATGAAATGGATTTATTTAAATCTATTCCAATTTTTTCTGCGGCCTCTTTTTGAACTTCTTCTGTAGCTTCTGGATTAATCGAAATTTGTTTATTTTCATCAACTACGTAACCATTAGGCACAATGCCATTCATAAATTGCTGCAGTGATTCAACAGGTTGCGTCGATTCGGGGATATTGATCGATGACCTTGCACCAGTGCCCGATAAGAATCTTTGAAAAATCTCATTGTCGACCATCTCGAATCTGCGTTTAGCTTCTGGATTGTATCCTTCAACTGGTTTGCCAAGATGTCGAATCTGCAGTCGTTCATTATTCAATACTGTATCGATATCATCATCGGAAATTTCAGGTTTTCCATAGTCATCTAGTTTTCCAAGCATTGAATCATAATGTGAGCGAATAGTATTATAGTCAGATGTAATTTTTAACTGTCCTACAATTTTTCCTTGTTGTAAGTTGAACTGTCCTTTCAAAAACTCAATATAAGGATTATCTTTCAACTGTTCTTCTAAAATTGATAAAATATACAACTTTGAATTTGCTGCATCATATACATCTTTGTTTTCGAGTTTTTTATCTAAAGAATCGAAAAACCCATCTAATCGCAATTGTATAGCTCGTTTATCTTTTGCTTGGTGAATCGTATTATGACCTTTAATATTTCCTATAATATTTGAGATAGATTGCGAAACCTCTGGATTTTGCACATTGTCCAAGATTTTTTTACGGTCCTTTTGGTCGTCCTCTAGTTCTTTCTTGATTGATGTTCGTGCTTTTTCAGCCGCATCTTCGCTACGGTCTAGATCTTTTTTGAGAGAATTTCTGTAGGAGGGAAGACGATCAAATCCAATAGATCGACCACGAGAACTTGTTCTTTCAGATGCAAGAGAGCGATCGATCAAAGCAATTTGTCTGTCGATATCGGCAACGTTCTTTCGTACCGTCTGAAAATCACGTTCCATAATTTTCATTTGAGTCGAGGCAGAAGACTTAAAAGAATCATTCCAACTTTGTGACCATGTTAAATCGACCATTTTTTTCTCACTACTTTGAAAGGTAAAAAACCAACAGTTTGTCGTTACTGGTATCTGTACCGCCAGAGTTGTCGATTTTATTTTCTGTTTTTATAGAAAACTCTGTGCTGAGGTTGGTAAGAATACCAGATGTTCCATTTTGTTCCAAAACGGCAATGAGTTCATCTCGTATACCGATACCGCTCACTGTGTGAATACCAGCAGAATCGCCATCTATTAAGGCGACACGAAATGGATTCGAAATCTTTGATCCGACTACGGCACCGTCAGCAATCAAAGACGAATCTACAAATCCCGGCTCGAAAAGGGACCTCAGTCCGCTCTTTGACGAGAACAGTGACTTTGGTGCCACGCGAGATAAAAACGCTGCCGTGAACGATCCTGCGGCGAATACGCGAGAGATAAACGTCGCATCGAAAAAATTGTTGTCGAAGTTTTCTGACTTCAATGAGGTCCTGCGTATTTCTGATCGCACGGACTCATTTGTAATTGATGTTCTAGAGTTTTCTTCTAAGGCAACATTATTTGTTCGTGGAATATATCTGCCATTACGCCATGGCATTAGGTTCCCTCTGTTGTCTTTGTTGTCTTTGTTTCGCCGCCAATAATCCGTGTCAGACCAGTTGGATCAAAAACGAATGTAGGGGCCTGCATAGCAAGCTTTGCCTGACGTTGTTTCTCTTTCGCTGAACGGAGAGCTTCGAGTTGAGATTTTGCCACCGATTCTTTTTCACCAAGTCGAGTCAACTTTGCTTCCAAATCACCCTTGTCCTGCTTGGTTCCGAACAAACCAGAAGGCAAAGATTCTTCCTCACCCATTTCACCGATACGAGTCGACAATCTTTCTTGTCGTTTTGCAAGCCTTCTCGTTTTATCTTCAAGCTTTCGTTCGGTGGTGCGAGGCTTAACGGCAGCGACTCCTTTCAAAACTGAAGATGTGATGTCAGATATGCCTTTTAGATTTCCAAGTTTACGATTTTTTTTCACATCCGCCATTTCTTTACGGATGGCTGCCATTTCTTCTGCTTCTCTTACTTTTTCTCGTGCTCTATCTGTGTCTGCTGCACGTTGAGCTTTCAAGTTTGTCGCTGTTGCTTGATCTTCTAAACTCGAAACTTGTTGCAGAATACTGGCAGCATCCACACTGTCGACCTTGGCAGGCAACTCTCGCATTGCTTTATCGATTCTTGCTCGCGTTGCCGCCGTAACTGCTTCCACTTGATCCTGACGAGCCTGTTCTGCGTCTGCATCTCCCCGCTTCAATTGACGATAGCGATTTTTCAAATTGGGATCATCAGCAAATTTAATTTGGCTTGCTGCAACACCGAATAGAGACTGAGTGATGTCTGCCGATGTACCCAACAAAATACGTTGCAAATCAGTTTCTTCCGTCTGAGTTCTTTCAAGAAGCAATGCTTCTTTCTCTGCTTCAGTAAACTTTGGCTTAGTCGCGGTTTTGTTTGTGACAGAGGATGGCTGTCCTGTTTCTTTGTCCATGTGTGCCTCTATGTTACGAATGGTCGACCATACGAAGCAGCAATATATTGATCGTATGGTGTTCCGGGTCCTGCGCTCAGGGCCATTGCTAAAGATTGATCGTCAGTTGAAAATGCGGGACTCGGCGGCCTTCTTCCTTCTTTAATCGCTCTGTTACGATCCTCAGTTGCTTGAGATAGTTCCGCACGAGTAGCGATTGCTAAATCCTTTTCGGTTTCACTTCTTCGTTTTTCAGCTATTTTGGCTAATCGTTTTTGTTCTTTTTCAGCATCTTTTTGGGTTTTTTTGCCAAGCATTCCCAAAGTAAATCCAACCACAGCACCGGCAGCAATGCCTGCTGCACCCAAAGGCGCACCAGCAGCAGCCATGCTTACTGTTTGTGCGGCTACACCGAGATTTTTTTCAGCCTCTTTTCCCATCAAACCCTCTGAACATTCCTATTATTTATAGAGTACATCAACCACAAAGTTTCTAGCATCAATATAAACATGTTTTGCTTTTTGATTGTCTGTCCTTCTAAGCCTGTACCAACATCGGTATGAAATTTTATTTTCACCTAAGGATAAATCAACGGAAGAAGCAAATGAGTGATTCATCCTTCTACATCGGTACCTGCCACCCCCAGTTCCATAGATCACCCTCCTTGTGGACAAGTCGGGCTGAGGTCCGTTTCCATCCATTTTATCAACAAACAAAGCAAACACAGCTACGAATCTGCTTGCCTCTCGACAACGTGTAAAACCTGAAAGAGATTCGCGTCGTTTTCCATCATTGAAATCGTTCTCGATGGCTCGCCTCAAGACTCCTCGTGGCTCTCCTACTTTTCCACCACTTTCAAAAACATACATATTACCCATGACCATACAAAAAGGTCTGGAGTTGCTTGACTGTTCATGAACATAAACCGTCGATGACATCCCTTCGATTGGCTGCCATGCAGTGTAGTCATCATCATTGAAGGTTTCCGAATCCGTAACTGATGATCCAATCCCTTCGTGTCGATAATACCTGCTCAGTTTATTACCGCTTCGTCTGCGAAATATTGTATCTGAGCTTACACCGATAATTTGAGGTGATGGTGACCCGAAAAATTCCGGTTTAAAAATATGAGATGTTTTTATAATTTGAGATTTATTACCACTCGAATCAACCTTGAGATCTGTGGACTCGATTTGGCCATTCACGAATCGTTGAAGTTCATTCACACGATCACGTAAATCGTTTGCCTCAATAGTTTCCGATGAAGAAACATCTTTAAAAATTGATGTATCTATTGGCATTTATTTCTTCACTTTATAAAGGGAAAAGTTTGTATTTTTTAGTATTACTGATGTAAATTTAACAGTTCTACATCCTTTGGCTGGTTTATCGGGACCCTCACCAAAATCATCGTATGCGGATGATGGATGGTTGCCAGATGGATCGTATACGCCCACTGCAAGACCAAATGTCACTTGATTCACAGTTGCTACACCCAAATCCTCAAAATCCAAACACCATGCTGTTGTATATGAAAAATCATTTTCGAAAAACATTTTTTCATTATCTGCAATGCTGTAATCGTCCACATTAGGACTTAGAACCGCATCACCGTCAACATGATCATTACGTGTCAATAAATCTGGACGATTCTCATGGAAGACAGGGTCAAAACGACTCGATCCAGTTCCGGAACCCTCTGAAGCAGGCAACTTGCTATACATAAAGCCGTCCCCCGCAGAGTCGCTCGGAATTTTTGAGCTAAATGCTACTGAAAATAGTTGTCTAGTTCCTGTAGCGTAAAACCATGCACTATCGGCGGTTGGAGATTCATCGAGTGAATAAATTAATTGCACTACAATAGTTGGGGGCTTCCCGTAGTAAAACGTTCTAGATCCATAATCGGCCATGAAAACACGAGCACTTGCACGACACACGAGTGACTCACCAGCAAGTAGTGGCTGTGTTGTCGATGGGCCTAGCTGTAATCCAGAATCTTCTACTGCAACCCCACCTATAGCAATAAGAAAACTTTCACTGATTAGTTTTTGTGTAAATGATTTTCCAAAACGATTCGATGATGTTGAAAAGTCATCAAAAACTGTATTGGTCGGTACTTTAGTTTCGTTTATACCTTCTTCGGATATATTTGACTCATCAACCCTAAAATCAATAAGAGATTTATTAATTTGATTAAATTTATCTGAACTTAATAAATCACCCGATTTTATCTCAGGAATCTTTACCCTTCCCATTATCTTTTCCTCAATTGAACCAGAAGGTTTCTGGATCGAATCTCACACTTAATACCAGAATCGAAATTGAATGTAGTATCTTTTACGTTTGATTTCATCGCTGGATGGATTTTTATGGTGAGGCCGTCCTTTTCAAACTTTGGGAGAGGTGTCGGATGAAATTCAGATGATTCTATCTGAAAAGAATAATTTTCACCGCGTCGATCGTCACTATCGCGAGCGCCTACACCGGTCCTACTTGTTTTTAATTTAAATGCTGTAAACGATCTAACTTCGACATCTATTGCGTTTCTGCCAGCTACGATCGGCGTAACACCGCATAGGTAAACAGAGTTTCTCCAGTTTCCGTTGAACAGGTATCCAGATTCCGAAACAACATTCCCATTCACAGAAATTTTGAACTGAACAACATACATGTCTGTTGGAAGATCAGACCATTGTCCCATCGGAAAATTACCTGCACTCAATCCGCCAATATCAAAACCATATGCATCGTTTATTTGGTTGTCGAAGTCTGGAAAAGTTCCGATGTTTTTAACGTCATCTTCTCCACATATACCCATCCATCCACCGGCTGGCATATCCATTCTTGAATAATTACCAAAAGCACTGATGAATCCATGCAATGGGCCATCACCTCCAACATGTGCTTGCTGGACATCGTCCGCCATTTCTTGCGATGTTAGACCACTCCCCGTCCATACGAAATTTGCGTTGAAATCAATGATTGCCCAACCGTCAGTGTCAGCGTTTATGACAACCCCTGCAAGCTGATTATTGCTCGAATCTGTTTTGATATACGATGTTGTTTTATCTGAACATTGAAAGAACGGTCCATCAGTCCTAAATTTATGAATCTCAGTAAAACAATTTGATGAAAAATGATCGCTTGGTATTTCATCTTTAAAATTATCGGAATCGAGATTTCCATTGATTTCATTTATAAATTCACCGAGATTTTCTACTAAATCATCAGGGTGTATGACTTCACCATCATCTGGACGAACTCTTGGGAATTTGATTGCCACTGTTACCTCTTTTCAAACTTGAGAACGTCCGTCAACGGTCGAATGTTTCTTTGATCGCCAGTCTTAAGGTCTATGCTGTATCCGACAATCATCATCCTGTTTGGATTATTGTTCGACTCGTCTTGCTTGAACTGTACAGAAAACTCACTGGTCACTGATTTATGCATATGACTTACATCATATCTAAGTACAACTGGCCTATGAAATCCCCAGAAATCTTCGTCAAACCTTGCTTTACCGTACACTGGTAAAAATTCGTTTACGTCCTGTTGAACTCTGGATTTGTTTTCATCCAAAGCTACGGTCTCAGATCTATTGATTTTAAAGTTGATTTTTAAAGGGTCTGTTCCGTAGGCAACTGCATACACATTAATGTATCCGACTTGAACGTTTTGATAAACGCTGCCGAAAGCTAGCGGGCTGGTTTCATATAAAGGAAGATCCAGAGTTGGCTCAGCAGCCTCCAATTTATCGGACACAGAAGCGATAGCTCCCAGTTCGTACTTTGTTCTATAAAAATTACTGTAGACATTGATACCGGCTTTGGAAATCAAATTAGATCCAAAGTAAACATATGATCGAGTGTCTCTTGTTTCTACGGCACATTGGATTGGATAATTGAATCTTTGACTCCACGATCCAGTCGAGTAATGCCAAACGAGCAACAAGTTGTTTTTCTCTCCAATAGTTGGCACACACAAATAGTATTCTTTGCTATTCCTATTGATGACACCAACTGATGCGACGGCACCGACATAGTCAATTCTTTTCGTAATGTTCCTGATCGGCGTGCTCAAAAGCACCACTGATGTTGGAGTTCCAGTGTTCTCCAAAGCACCCTTGAGTACATAGACACCATCAGATCCCAAAAATACAAGACCTGTTTGTGGAACATCTTGAATGCTTCGAGGGGCAATACATCCGATGTCTCTTGTAAGTGTTTGAGCATAAAATCCTGATCGTGGATCACCCTTGATCAAATAGATGCCTCTAGATTTGAATACAACTAGAGCGTTTGTGGACGCATACATCCCGGTTATTTCGCCTGACTCGGCGTCACCGATATCGAAAATATTGTCCCTTGGGAAGACTTCCGGCATTCCCTCAGCACTGTATTTAATGAGGTTGTTAGGCATGCCTGCAACGAAAACAGTATTTTTGAATGATGTGATCAGTTTCCCTTGTTTTGGGAAAAGACCAAAATCCTCTGCATCCGTCAATGTGCCCAAATTAGCGTCACTGATGCCGTCTTCAATTGCGGTGGCCTCGTTATCTTGAACTTCTTTCAAAAAGTAAAAATTGCGACCTGATTCGGGTGCGAGTGGATTACCGTTGCCGTCGAAAATGTCTCTTGTTCGGTACACTCTTCGAGCAACGATTTCTGGTCCACCCACGGGAAGATTTACTTGTGTAAACCTTCTTTTCCCGTTCGCACACTCGAAACTACAGATATCGCTTGGGTCTGACATTGGACCCTCTTGTCCACGACGATTTACAAACGTGACCCTATACTGATATCCACAAAGTTTCCCATCGACGTATTTTTCACCTTCGAGCTTTGCACCTTTTTGTTTGACCCTATTACCGGTTGGATTGAGACTACCCAACCCCTGACCCCTCACTCTCGTACCGAGGAAGAATCCGGTGTCATCACCTTTATCACCACCGCTTACGACTTCCTCATTATGGTGAGATCTGAAGACAACACTGGCGTCAGGTTTCGATGGAACATCAAAAAATCCACACCGAGACACCGTGCGTCCGTCATAGACAATTGGATCATCTTGACCATTAATCAAATACAATCGTCCACCGAAAGAAATGCTTTGAGTGCTAATTTCGGAGGTAGGAGGTACATGTCTCGGTAAACCAACTGCGTTTATGGAGTTACCACTTAGGTCTTTCAAAGTGATAAAAGGACTGCCTACAGGGCCGAAACCACTTGGATTTAATTTGGCTAAAGTTCCATCAGAATCTTCAAAAATGATGTCTCTGTTTCTTCCGTTATGACGACTGAAGAAATGAATAGAGTGAATGATACCCTGACCTCTCCAGTCCTTATATTTGTTACTTACGCAATCATATGCTCCTGCAGTTTTCCATCCATCATACGGATTCCAAGACATCTCTTCGATGTTCGATGCGCTATCGGCTGAAACTCTCCAACGATTGTCAACGCCTCTGAGTCGGGCAACTTCAAATGTCTGTGTTTTCATGACTTACTCGGAATGCCAAAACGTTCACGATCAGACATTGATCGATCGAATCCTCGACGAATGTGAAGCCTATCAGTTCTCGTAAGATACTTTGCTCTCATAGCCTTCAGAAAGTCCCCTGCCCGTCGTTCATAGAGTTGGCTGTGGTTGAGCATCCCGTGCTGCATGCAAATGTCTCTGAGGGCAGCGTAGACCAAGTAATGATGAAACTGTACTGGCCATTGAGGTTGATCAGAATCTTTGCGAAGCCGGAAAGGTCGCTTGTGATACCTAATTTCAATCATGTAGTCTTGTTGAGGGGTGTACCAGAAACGAAGGTACTGGCGTGGGCCAGTTTCGTTCAATCGATCCAATGAAAAAACCTCACCAGTGGGTGAAGTTTCTCCTTTCGATGCGGCACTACCCGAAACATCCACGGTAGAAGTAATCAACTCCTGACCTTGATCAATCAAGTCGAGTTCTTTCTCACCAATTGTAGCGATGTGACGCCACTCATTGGCACCGCTAGAACGAGCGTTGTATTGAGAGTTTTTGTCCTCGAAAATGATCCGTCGATAAAGTTTTTTCAATCGACCTGTAAATCCAAAGTTGGTTTCGCCCGTACCATCTCTGGTATTCAACCGGACGGCACTTGTGTCCATGAAATTGGTCAGTTTGATTTGAAAGTTTCTGCTACTGGTATCTTTTTCGATATCGATGGATGAAACTAAAGAAGGAGGGCTTTCCATTCCCGCGTATGTGAATGTGTAGCAATACTCTATGGTGTATTTATCACCGGACGGAAATTTCTTAGCAGGGGTTGTGGATGATCGAGTCTCGACTTCCAGTAAGAGTGGATAGTCAGGAGGTTCCACGTTGTCGTGTATTTCCTCTACACTGACGAACGGATCTCCTGTATCAGACCGATCAAGATACAAATATTCTTCTTTCCGAGCGTCAAGAAAAACAAAACGACCCCGATCGGGTCCCGTAATCGTTTGAGTTGATGTATCTGTGGCAAGTTGTCCAACGAAGCTCAAGGTCTCAGTTGTTTTATGGCCCCGGTCCATAGCACCAAGAACCTCAATACAGTCTCTTGGCAAAGGATACTTCCTGAACTCGATAGTCCAATCTGTGTATGTCCCATCAGGAACAATCTGATCTACAACAAATGATCTTGCGTTTACATAAGCCGTGATTCGATATTCGATATTGTCTATGACAAGTGTTTTACCAAGAATATCAGGCGGAAGGTTTTTGATTCCCGCACCTGTCGTAGTTGGAAGCGTGACGAACTGAGATCCATCTGCAGTTAGCGTATCGGTTGCGCTTCCTTTAATATCAGCACGAAGAGTAATCATTTCTCTCTTCTGCATAAATAGCCATTGATATTGGCTTGAAATCTGCAAGTAGTGTCGGTTTACTATTCTTGCAATATTGTCCGTGTATTGTTTTAACTCTGGATTGTAGTCCAACGCAGAGTTGATTTCTTCACGTATTTCCTTGAGATTCACGTCAGACTCCAAAAAGAAAACGGCTGCTGGAGAAGTATACCCCAGCAGCCGAAAATGGACCGAGGTCCGGTAGCGAATATGTTTTAGAAGAGGCCCTGATCGATGATCATAATATCGCAACGAAGAGCAGTACCAGACTCACCAGTGCCTGTACCCTCGACCTCAATGGCGTAAGCAACAACTGGACCACCAAACGTAGCAGCAGTTTGAGCACTTAGACTCCCAGCGGTTGCACCATTGAGTGGACCAACAAGCGCATGCCCAACGACGGTGTCAGCAGCATCTACGACAAAAGCGTCTTCAAACTTTCCAGCAGTTTGAATCTTGATGGTACCAGCCTCAGTGATTGTTTCAGCAGCAACACCAAAACACATTGGACCAGATTCGTTTGCATTAGCTCCCACTGTCGCAATCTTTACGGAACCACCAAGACCATTGGTAGTATCATCGGTATCGATTTGGACACATTGACCCTTGGTGATTGCAGCCGTGCCGTGAAGCGTAACGAATTTCTTCGGAAAATTGGCGTCACCATCGACACCGTCTACTTTATGAATTGCCATGTTGTCCTCCCTCTTTTGACTAAATGGCTATGAAATAGGGTGGGGATCACCGCGACCCCCACCCAATCAGGATGACCTAGAACGTGTTCAGGTCGAATGCTACACCGCTGGAACCGAGGTGCTTGGCGATCAGTTGACCACGGCACCGGAGCTTAGCAGCGCGGACATCGTACTCACCCGACACGGTCTCGAAGTCCGAGAGGTCGAAGTACCCTTGTGGATCCCACAGGGTGTAGATGTCGTTCATGTTCAGCAAGTAGAAGCTGATTGGGTCGGCAGTAGTGGCCGTACCAGCGTCAGGCATGTTGAACTCAACGTTGATCGGAATGCCTTGGAAGGTTTCGACCATACGACCACCATCGATCTGAGCTTGATCAACGTAACGCTCGTGAGCCCGAAGAGCGCGCTTCAGGTTCTTGAATCCAGCGCGAGAAGCGAGGATAACGTTTGGCTTGCCAGATGGAGAAACAGCATCGATCTCAACAAGAAGGTCATAAAGACCCGCAAGTCCGTTCGAGTTGAACGATCCAGCACCGTCGAAGCGTTGGTTTTGCCAACCAGTCTTGCTGCTGAAGGTAGACTTGCTCACGCCACCACAAACGTTGGTTTGCGATCCGACTGCGTTCTCTTCAAGGAATCCAGCGTGATCACCAGTGGTCACATCGAATCCATTGAGGGTTCCCCAGTCTTCCCAACCAGTTTGTCCGCCCTTTACGATTTGCTTGACGTACTCACGCTTCAGAGCGTTCGCAGTCATCATCACACGACTCTCAAGAATCGAGAGAATGGCAGCATCACCTTGGTTTACCATCTCTTCTTCCGAGGAGATAGCTACTGGTCGCACAACGTGACCGAAGTCATACTGTGCAGGTTGAAACACATCTTCGACACTCAGGTCAATGCGCTCAAAACCAGTCTGAAGGCGGGTTGTTGAGGAATGCTCACCAAAGCCGAGGGGCACAACGATTCGTGATCCACCGGCTTGAACTGGCTTGCCAGCGCCGTGGACACGCTCTTGTGCATCCAAGAAGGCAACGGACTCGTGAACGTTGTCACGAAAATCCTTCATCAGGATGTGCATGGTGGTGGAAAGCAGTTCGTTTCCAATGGTCAGATCAGTAGTTGCCATTTTTGGCTCCTATTAGCGGTTATTTGCAATAGCTTTTGCAGCTTCGGGGTTGGACTGTAGCCAAGCAGCAATCGAAGCCGCACCTTGCTTCTTGACATCAGGGGGAATTTCAGCGACACCGGGAGATCCGCTGACTGAACTTCGTGAAACACGACGGGCAGCATCAGCGCGAGCGCGTCGTTCAGTTTCATTTCGTTTGCGTTGTTCGGCCATGATTCGTCGAGCACGAACAATCTCATAGGCATCTTGGGTAGAAAGTGGAGCACTGCTGTCTCGACGATCAGCTACAAGCTCAGCGACATCATTTTTGAAGGATTTTTCCTTCATCTCTGGGTGTGCTTCAAGAAAATCAAGATACCGACTACGCTGCCGCTGCTCTTCAGATACCTGCTGCATCGGACTGAAAACGTTTGATACTGCCTGAGCAATGCCACGATTGATATGAGCTTGAATTCCCTCTTCGGACATCAAATCAGGAAGTTCATCTTCGGATACGTTGAGTGCCTCTTTAATCCGTGGATCATCGATTACAGAAGCAAACTCTGCTTGACGACGCGCAAAATCGCGTTCGAGGCTTTGAATTTGTTGCTCACGTTTCTTGTAATCATTGATTCGATTCTGATGAGACGTATCAAGTTCAGTTTTGTGATTTTTATAAGCAACTCGAAAATTATGAAGCATTCTACGAGCGACAGTAGGTAGATCTTTAATGTCTTGCTCTGTAATGTTGTCATAAAAATTATCTGTATTCATGACCTCATCATCGAGATCTGAGTACAGAGGGTCGAAGCTACGCTCCGAAACGGTGTTTTGACTATGGCCGACCTGCTCATCATGCATCGATGATTGATCATCAGATGAATCGAACGAAGCTTGTGATGATTCATCATCAAGCAGACCGGTAGATCCAGCGGACGCACTTTCTTCTACTGGGACATCAATTTCAATATTTTCATTTACTTCTTCAGACACTCAAAACTCCTAATGGTAAAAAATGTAACATTTTCTAAAATCATTTCGCAAGAATGCAAACTATTTACTGCATTCCTTCAGCCAACATTTCATCCTCAACTCCCATTTCGTTTGGAGGAGGTGCCATGTCATCCGGGCCCTCATCGCCCTCTTGTTGCATTTCTCCCCCTCCTTCTTGAAGCTCCTTTACAGCTTCAATAAACTTTTTATCTTTTGCCATCATTTTCAAAATGGCAGTGACTTTTCGGAGATCAGTGTCAGTCAGAATCGTAAAAGGATCAAACGCATATTTCGATTCAAACTCTCCACCTTTGACCATACGAACCAATTCAGCAATCGCAATCAGCGGCAAAAATAGTTCACCGGGGATTGGGGCATCCATCTTTCCATTTTGTGTATTTTCGAAATCCAGTTCGATTTTAGGCATTTCGATCGTTGAAATTTTTTCAAGCGATTTATTGAATGTATCGAGCAAAGTATTGAGAACCTTTACTGTGAACGGCTTTGTCGGAGCCGGTGCGGATTGAGCAATCTGCTCAAGCTGTTGCATTTCATCTGCCTCAGCATCCATGGGCTGCTCTGCGGCAGCATCAGGAGGAGCTTGCATTTGATCATCTTGCATAGCACCTTGATTTTCGGCCATCGGCTGACCCTTTTCATAACCGTACATAACTTTCTCCTAAACGAGATCTCTATCTCTTTGGATTCGAAATTGCTTAAACGCTGGATGATTATCTAACCGATCGCAATAGTCTTCATATTCTTTTACTTCTTTTTCCATGCGAGTGTCCCACTTACTATATTCTTTTTCAACATCCCAGTCACCATCTACAGGAGTAAGACCCCTCTGTTTACAAACTTCTCTACGATGTTGTTTACTGGTCAACATTACACCAAGTCCTCGATCAAAGTATGGAAACTGTTCACTAAATCTATCTATTCGTGCAGTGGGCACCCATTTAGAATTTTTAGATTTACATTTTGGACATTCTCGTTTGTCTTCAAAATGTTGACCCAAGCTGAAATCAGTAAGATCGTCAAACTGATGATCGCAATCTTTGCACATATATAAATGCATCACCAGACCGTATGTTTTTTTGGATTTTGGTGGAGCTTTATTGTATGGGTCATTTGATTGGGACACAGATACTCGAAACACTCTGTTCGATTTTTTTCCACATGACTTACAGTCTATTGAGTCAGGTCGATCAGAATATCGGCAAGTAAAGTCTTGCTCAGTTCCACATGATTTACAATTGTAACTATACGTTGGCACTAACTGCCTCCAAAACCTCTTGGATTGCTGCTTGTTGTTCCTCAGGTGGAAGTTGACCGATCTGCTCCACAACATTCATAATCTCTGGCTGATCAGAAAAAATCTGCGACATGGCTTGTAAAGCTTGGTCAGGCGGAAGTTGACTTATTTGATTCAGAACTTCTTTTATGTCACCGGGTTGTTCAGGAGGCGCATCACCTTCAGGCTGCTGTGCTTCTTGGGTTGAATCGTCCTGAGCAGGTGCAGGTGTATCCTTTTTATCTTCACTTTCTGCTTGCATAGCCAACTCCGAATCAAGTTCTTCAGGATGCAAATCCTTAGGAAGATCGAAACGCTCAGCTAAAACCTTCATATAGTTTCTTGCAAAGACTCCTGCTGGACCGCCCTTTGTCGCAGTTTCCCAAAGGACACCGTAAGGCTGTAGCAAAGCAACCAAGTTTTGTTGCATGACACTGTCGCTGAGTGGCGTGCGACCGCCCTCGACAAAAGTGATTTCGAAATTCGCATCAAGATCTTGGACCGAAACAACGATTTGTTCATTGCGCTCCCGTAGAATGAGTGACTCTTGGCGAATATCCAAAGATCCATCTTTATTAATCAGGCCCATTGATGGGACTACATCTTCATCTACGAATGGCTCTTGAAGTGAAGCTGTGTTTTTAACGAGCGCCTCTTCGACCTGTGCAGACTCCTTTTCATCGTTCGCGGTGCTTACATCCAATGATCTACCGCTTAAAGTCTGACCAAGCTTGTTCAACTCGCCTTCATTCATGTCATCAAGTTCTCTGATATCAGTGATTTCAGAAGCAAGATTTTTGAAGTCTTCGGATTCAACATCGATTCCTGCTATTTCAGCCAGTTCGATAATTTTTTGCTTAGTAAACGTTTCAGGTTGTTGTTCAATCTGATCATTTTGTTGATCATCTTGAGAGTCGGCGCCAACTTCTGCCACGTCTACTTTTTGATCAGTGTAGGCACCTCGGCTATCGCCATCGTCCTGCATACAGGAAATCAACGAACGCAATAGAAGCTCAGTCAGGTTTGACAGCCATTGATCTTTAATTGTCGCATGTAATCCGAACTCAGACTCAGTGTACTGCTGTACAGTTTCGACCTCGAACGCGGTGGCTTTTGTAACAATACCTCGCGCTTGTGGACTGGTTCCGATTACTCTTTCGATGTCTGTCTCTACATCTCGGACATAACTTTGAATATTGCTTGATATTGCTGAATTTTGAATCGGCAAGATGGCATCGCCAAGGGGTCGATCAAATGCAGACTCAACCTCCAAAATAAGACCATCATGTCCCTCAGTGAGAAGGGTCATCTCCTCAGCATTAAATGTGCCCTTACGAGTGACATATTGACGAGTGTCTTTACGTGTCGCCATGGCCATGTACGATCGATATGCATTCAGTTCCTTGAATTGGGGCATCAATCGTCGAACGTGTGCGATCCCCCTGAGAGGATATTCTGGCTCATAATTAAAAATCAACGGAACAATATGCGCCATTGGTTCGCCATCATGACGCGCAAAAGGCAGAGGTCCAACAAAGACTGGTTTTTTGGAGTCTTTACCTTGACCGAGCACATAGATCTCCAAACGACCCTCATACTTGATGTCAGGGTTCTCGGGATCCACATAGTGATCAACAAGATTACAAAACTCTAATACTCGTACAAAGTTGTTGTCATCAGTTGCTTTGTCATATCGGGGACGATTGCCCTTATAGTCTGCGACAGTATCTGCACCAGAAAGGAAGTCTACCCTGCGCGTTCCAGAGATATCAGTCAATCCGTATTCTCTTTCTACTTCATGCTTGGGTCGATAGTAAAGGTGGCCCCTAAATCGCTCATCATCAGCGTCAGACACCTCATTGTCCAAAAGCATTTCCCAGATTGGAATTACTCGCATCCAGACTCTATCCAGAGGATTGCCTCGACCATGATGGTATCCAACCTTGATGCCCGAACCCGGATAAAGAAGGGATTGACGAAGGGCAGACATCACTCGTTCATGAATCTTTCTGCTCGCTAGCAATCTATTTATGGCCAGTTCAGCTTTTTGTGGGTCACCTTTACCTGCTGGATCAGGTCCAAGAACGACACGACTGGCTCGTGGGTACAAAGCCGACAGGTACGATGTAATCACACCCCAAAGGCGATTTACTTCTACCTCAACGTCACGGAGCCTACGGTGACGCTTTGGCATATCGTCACCCGTCATGTACTCCCAATACTTGGTCATGTACGTGTGCTTATACAGAGCCCAATCTTTTCGGTTGTTACGAGCGTAACGGTCATGAGATCTTACGAACTCATGTACAAGCTTTGATGAAATTTGATCAGTTTCTTTCACGATACTTTCGCTCCGCTCAGAACATTAAAAGGATTTCTGCGAGCATGATATCGCTTTGTCCCTCTTTTTGGAATGTCTTTTGATTGTGGCATCTTTCGTCGATTCCACTCGGCCAACATTAACGCATCAGCATGATCGTCGTGATAACCATCTTGACCTTCTATTCGACCATTGTGCTCACGTATGTGCATCAGTTCCTGAACCGTTGAAAGGTCATTCAATGTGAGCATGTCACCGTTCACCATTTGTCGTAAGTGAGCGTATCCTTGCTCCTTACTTCCTCTTGTCGTCGTCCAGTTTTTCAGTACTTTGCTTACGTTTTGACCCGGCTCAGGCGGCTTGTGCCACAATGGAAGACCTGCTTTTTGAAACTCTCTGATTACAACAGGACCAGCACCACCAGTGTTTGCCTCAACTAATGTTCTTGCCTTGTTGTAGTGCATGGCGAGTTCTACAGCTTTTTGTGCAAACAAAATCTCGCCGCCCTGATTCATTGACAAGGTCGCTACCTGTCTTCCATCTGCACTCAAGACTTGAGCAACTGCATAGTCACCACCGTTACACCAAGAGGGATCAACTCCGACAGCATAATTAAGGCCCGGATATGGCCTTTCATATATTCGAAGCTCGCCCTCAACGGGGCCGAGGGTGGACAAAACGGTGTTCAAATAATCGGTATCGAACCAACTACCATCATGGATAGCGAACCCATCCTCAATGGTGAGAGGGTACTCACGACGGAATCGACGTATGCCTATGCCATTGACTCCATGAATTTTATCGTGACGCCAATACAACTGACGCATTGTAAGGTCATGTTGCTGGGCCAAGTTCCATTCCTCTTGGTCGGGCTCCCAGCCATCTGGCACCTCTGACTGGTATGCCCAGTGATCAGACCACTTGAAAAAACGAAACCGAACAGAAGTATCCCCTCGTTGTTTTGCTTCTATTGCACTCAAAACTTTGGAATGGAAAAGGTTGCCGGGTCCGTCAGCAGTAGAAATAATAATAATCTTCTTGTGTGGCCCTTCATGCAGCGTAGATGTAACGGACGCCCAAACGTCCTCCGCATTCGGCCAGAACGCCAACTCATCGGCATGCAAACGCTGGTATGTCCAACCACGAGCGTCACTCTTACCGCCAGCCGTCATGCAACGAAACCCGGCCATGCTGTCCTTGAAGATCAACTCACGCTTGTTTGACCGCTCAATCGGTTTCTTCAGCATTCCGGGCAACGATCTATAGTAGTGACGAACACGACCAAATATCGCATCGGTTGAGTCATAAGAATCAGCCACGACCAAACAACGAGCGGGATCTGGTGTCCAATACAAATAGTTGAAGTTGTACGCAGTCGCTACGGTCGTGTCACCGATCTGACGTGGCTTGTAATGAATCACAGTCTCCGCGTCAGAGCAGAAGTCCTCCAAAGCCATGACTTGCTCAGCAAACGGGGTGTTGAATGCGCGTTCTTGACCTTTTTCGTCTACGATTTTCAAACGACCAATGAACTCACCGGGATGGCTTGCCAACTGAGCAATGAGTTTTTTGTCATTCGAATTCACTACGCCTCACCCGGCTTCACTTTCCAAGACTCTCCGCCCCCCACGTCAAAGTAGGCACGAAGCTCCATCAATGAATCATTGTCAGCAGCGTCTCGTTTTGCTGCAGCAGAGTCGAATCGAGTCTTTGCGTACTGACGATAGGCCCATTCTTCGCCTTCATTCATCGCGTCACGAACACCAGTCCAATACTGCATGTCCATCATTTTGAATTCTTCCTCTGAAATTTCAGCCGTATCGGGAAACTCTTCATAGAACCAAGCCAAGAATCGTTCGTCCTCTTTGCACCAACGAGCCCATGTACGCTCATTGATAGAAGTACCGTTGTATTCCTTGGCCTTTGTCGCTTTGTACCACTCGCCTCGAAAAAAGCGTTTACGCATCGCCATTCGATAGGCAAGTTCACGAAACTTTTCTTGCTGAGGAGTGGCCCTGAAACCGTTATCATCAGGCTTCAGCCATTCATTGACGTTCGGATTGTCCAAGTGTTGAGGTTCCGAAATCATCTCAACAAGAACATTGTTTACATTCAATCCAGTAAAATCATCTTTTTCGTCAGACATATTTATTCCTCATAATCGATTATCACACAGCGAAGGAGTTGTGCATGACTAATAAATCAGAACAAGAATATCGTAAGTTTAACGATTTACTTAGAAAACTAAAGGATGAAGGAAAAATAAGTGATGCACCCCCTCCAATTCAGAAGGAGGAACGCAGGGAGTACATCACTAAACTGACCAAGATTTTCAAAAAAGAAATCTACGGATCAGATTAGAATGGGATGTGCTCATCGTTCTGGGAAAACGATTGGTTTTGAGCCTGAACAATAGTGTCAGTTGAATCCTTACGACTGCCCAAAAACCTAACATTGTCTGCGACAATCTCAGTCGAGTACCGATCTGCGCCAGACTTGTCTTGATACTTACGAGTTTGGATTTTTCCTTCCACGTAAATCTCTTTTCCCTTTGTACAAAACTTCGCTACGTTTTCAGCGGTTCGGCCCCATACAGTAACGTTGTGCCATTCTGTATGATCGACCCATGACTCACCTTCTTTGCGACGGTCGGTGGTTGCCATGCGAATGTTGACAACATGTGTGCCAGTACCGGTTGTTCGAAGCTCAGGATCAACACCAAGTCGGCCTACTAAAATCGCTTTATTTACACTCATCTTTACTTCCTATTTTCATATTTTTTGTACCCAATCGCCAACTCGCGATCACGCTGATCGTCCGTCATATTGGGATTTTTTTTGTATGCTGTTCTCATGTGTTTGGCCAGAAACTTATCTTCTGCCGGACTGCCTACTTCCGTCTCTGTTCTTTTAGGTCCGGTCTTTCTCTTGGCGAAGCTTTGTTTCTCTTTTTTGGACATCTCGCCGGTAGTCTTGGGCGTATCTTTAGAAACCCGTTTGCTGGGGCGACATGCCGGGTAACCCTTTCGCTTCTCGCCTTTTTTTCGCCCGCAAGGCTTACCAGTCTTTACATCAACCCATTTTTCTTTGAACCATCGTCCAAGTCCGCCTCTAGCCATGACTATCCCTTGCGATACCCGCCACCGCGCTTCTTGTAGGTTCTAACCAACCAAGCGTTCGCATATGCGCTTGGATACACCTTGAACTTACGCTTAGCCTCTGCTTTGACTCTAGCGTAGAGCTTCGGGTTGGTGGGAATGTTTCTCTTTTTCTTCGGTCCTCCAGTTTCATAGTCAGGGTTACCGTATTCTTGCATCATTGGTGATTCAGTAATGATGATTACTCCAGAGGTAGTCATCTTGGGAGACTTCATCATTTTTGGAGCATTATTTTTCATCATTTGCTCAAGCTCTCTGATCAGAGACTCAGACAAAAAACCGTCCACCATAAGCTCATCGATACAATGTGGATGAGCCACCAGTGCATGTTTCACTTCTTGGTTGATGTCGGATGGCTCCAACGGCCCTTTGTTGCGTTTGAACATGGCCATAGCACGTAGACCATCAACCATATCAAGCTCGCCCTTAGAGGGCGGTTCACGGTCCATGAAATCATCTTTGGACATTGCATGGTCATAAAAAAACATCAGTTCACTCTCCCTGCCCAAACTTTGCACACCCGCATTGATGCACATTTAAAATCCAAGGCTTGGCAGTAACCCAACTCACCGGCATCGACTGCCATTTCTGGATCCGCTTTATTTCCAATACCTTTCGCAATGCATTCCAACATGTCATCTGATCGATCGAAAAACGAACAATTCCCACACCGCATCTTCATTACATTTTCAATCTTATCTTTGAACATGTCAGCGTATTGTTGCCAGAACTCCTGATTATCTCCTGTATCGTCCAACTGTGGATTTGCAGGTCCATACATCTTGGTATCTATGGCGTTCTGTCGATTTTCTAGATTCAACTCCAGATCTCTTGTTGCACGAGGGCAGGTCTTCGGTTGGCCCGTTTCCTGCATGCTTCGCATTAAAAAACCGTCGTGCATCAGCCCTTCACCTTCGGTATCTTTTCTCTGGTGGTTTGAGTCGAATGACATCACCCGGTTGTAGATCATTTAAATCTGCACCGTCATCTACATAAAACTCTGATCCGTCTCCAACCACAATCACTTGTATATTTGTGCCATCGTTCAACGTTCTATTTTCTGTGCTCATAGAAATATCTGAGTTGAATTTGTTCGTGAAAGACTTCGCAGAAGCAGCCTCTGAAAAATCAATTTGAGCGTCTAAATTGTCTTCAAAATCTCTGAAATCACCTTTACTCAAAACATTTTTTGCGACAGGTACGTATTCTTTGACTTGTTTGTTGTAGAAGTCGTCCAAACTGTCGAGTCTTGGTGGCCTCTCTGGTGGCGGCGGTGGTGGTGGCGGTGGCGGAAGAGGCGGTCGCTTTATTCGATTTTGTTTAGAACGTGATTTTTTACCAGTAGCCATGGAAGCACGCAACAAATCGTCATCAGAAGGAGTGACATCCTGATTGGGCGACATGGCTCCTTCAGTCGAAGAAACACCCATAGGGTTCATGGCGACACCTCCGCCATACACCCGTTTTGCCTCTGATTGATCTTTAATCGACATTATCCCTTCACCTTCGATCCCGCCCGCCACTGGAAGCAAGACCAGTATTTTGCAGTCAGCTTGTTTTTCGCAGAAGGCTTGTCGCATCCATGACGTGACCTAAAGTTCTTTCGAGCCTTAGGGTTGTCGCGTCTAATCGCCATCTTGGCATCGCCGAAACGAATGACCTTCTTCTTGCCACCAGAGCTAGCAACTACCACAAACTTCTTTTTGCCGTATCCGGGTTCGCCCTTGCGAATACGACGAGGCTTGTTGGTTTTCATGCCTGCCTTCAGCAGAGCCTCTGCTGACTTAGCCATCTCACATTCCGTACTTGGACTTGCTGCGCTTCATCAAAGGATTTCCAACATCACGCTTCATACCCTTGGCGATTTTTGCCACGCGCTTGGATTGATTGCCGTGAAGCTTGGATGCCTTGCCCAGTTGTCCGGCGACCTCTTCAAGATCTTCTTCTGGTCCGCCGTATTCGTTTGGATTGCCGGTTCCGTCATCAACAGGCTCTTCTTGCTGGACTGTTGGTAGTTTTCTGGTCTTAATTGTTGTACCAACTTTTGTTTCTAATGCTTTTTGAGATTGAGTCTGAGAAAGTCTCGGTAGTTCACCAGCCAAAAATTTTCGGCCTACATTTTTTTTCTGATCCGAACTAATCTGAATGTCCTCATTTTGACCGGGACCACCAATCTGTGTTCTCACGTTCGAAACCAAACCCCGTGAAGCAAACTTGGGATTACGACCCCTCTTTCGTCTGATAAGTTGAGCTTGTCTAAGTCTTTTGTCTGATGCCTCTTGACTTAAGTCGACTCCAACGTTTCCGTACTCTTGGTCGATTTTTTTCATCGTTCCATCATCCCTTGACGAAGAATTTTTTGTTCACGATTATTTTCTTCTCGTTCTGCAAATTCCATCGCCTCAGCGTAACCAAGTCGACGTATGTCTGCGGTTGTCATGTTTCCCAAGAATACATTTGTTCGAGCACTCTTTGCTCCGTCCATAGATCCTGCAAGTTCATCTAGAATATCTTCAGATTGAATTTTAAGATTTTGGTAATCTTCAATGCCTTCTCTAAATCCTAGATCAAACGCTGGATTGCCTCTAATTTCAGCAAGTTTAGCGGATTGATCTTGCGTGAGTTCTTCGATTGGAGGAGCCTCCATAGGAATTACATTTCTTTCTTGCATGAGTGAATCTACAGCAGGAACTCGAATAACAAAATTAGGCTTTTCGACGTTCATCATGTCCATCGCGGAACCAGAACGATCCAAGCTTCGTCGACGAGCTTCTGCACGATCGTCCAAATATCCGGGTGTTCCCATTGGTCCCATTGGAGTATCAACCCCTATGGGTGCATTTGCTGCTGCTTGAGTCAATCTGGGGGCAGCCCTGAGAGCTTCCATTCCAACATTAAGTCCGCCCGGTCCCCCAGTTTCTGCCAACTCCATTGCTCGTTTTTTTCGAGCCATGGAACCCATTCCACCGGTTTCATTGATTGCCATCTGAGCAAGACGCATAGCCTTTTCACGACCCATTTTTTTCGGCACCTTTCCTCCTAAGACAATCTTACATTGCCTAATAATTCTTTGTATAACAAATATGATATCAAACCTGAATCATTCAAGCTCTCAATGTTATCAAAATCGGTCTTTAATAATCTTTTCTGATGATCATCTATCTGTACAGTTTGAATTGGATGTTTGAAAAATTCAGCTTTTTTCAGAATATATCGATTTAAGTTTCCCATAGGACCAAAGAGATCAATCATTGGTCCACCATTTTCCATAGTTACCTTCAGTTTTGACCGCTGAGCGTCTTCTTGAAGTTTTCTAATTTCGGGATCCATTCTGACAAAAGTACCGGTATTACCTGTATTTTCGAACATTCTTGTATCATCGAACTGTTGAATACCATTGGGATTGGTGTCGTTGTAAACATCCTCACCCATGAGGAACCTTTCATACTCCATGTTTTCGAGTTTTTCCCCAAGTTGTTCATAGGTATTTATTGAAGAATCATACCATTCATTCAGCACTCGACCACGATCGCCTTTCTTTTCATCGTCTGAAAGGCTAGCGTATTCGGCCTCAATCAATCCCATTACAGTATATAAATCTAAAAACTCGCTATTTGTCTGAACCACATCATTGACCAGATTTTCAACCTCTGAAAAGTTTATTGGCTGCTCGAATCCACTGGACATATCCATTGCTGCATATGGTTTCGGCTCACTCAAGGGGTTACCCTCTTCCTCTTGTCGCTGGGAGCGTACAGCGGCAGCAGCGGGGACTGCAGCGCCTACTCCGATGCCCTTGAGAATCGATGGATCGGTCGGGTTGAAGGTGCCGGGGTTATTTACAGACTTGACCTGAGTGGGTTCAAAGACGATGTAGGACGTTGACCCCCTGTCCTCGTATTCATTCCGGTAAACGATCCCATCATGGCCCTCCGCCTTTGCTTTAGCTACTGCATCTGTCCAGTCGTCGCCTTGGTCAACAACCCGTTTTGGGTTTTTTATCGACAAGTAAGCCGTCGTGAGGGGAAGTTCTGTGTCGCTAAACTCTCTCATAGACACCGCAAGCTCTTGCAAATGTCGTTTAGCATCCTCCACTGAATCGAATCCACGATGATCGAAATCAAACGACTCCATCCCATCATCTGTGCTCCACCACCAGCGAAGATTACCATCCTCATCCGCAGCCTTTTCATACCTTGCGCCACGAATCATGTCGTCGCTTTCTTTGGTGCCTCGACGAATATCAGACGCAGCTTTAGTGCCGAAGTGCATGCCCTCATCTTTTATGATGGGTATAGAATCATCAAGTTCATCAAAATAACCAGCATGATAAACCGCCAGCGGCTCACCAGCCTCATCGACTACCTTGGACTCACCAAACCAACGCTTGAAGTACGGCGACTCTACACCCTTCTCACGCCACAAGCGGGCAGCTTCTTCTGCTTCGTCTACGGTCTTGGCCCCGGCTGTGGCTGCGTCTGCGGCGGGGGCTGAGCCGGGTCGGGCAAACTCAGGCTCTACACGACCCATTCGGGCACGGAAAGCTTCTTCTCCCTCATCCAAGTACTTATTGAGCTTGCCGAGAGAATCTTTTGCATCAACATACCGGCGCTCGCCCACAGCAATCGCGGCGTCGTTAGCAAGGCGTTGGGCTTCATTGTAAACCGGAACCGTGCGATGCTCCTGAGCGTACAGGTCCATTTGTTCTTCCAGATCCCGCACAAACTTCTCGCGGGACTTCAGGCGAGTAGTGCTATTCGGAGCCTCGGCTGACATCACATGTCGGCGGTAACCCTCGTCAATAAGAACTTTGTGGTAGTCGGCGTCATTCGTAACGGAATTTAACCCCGGTACATAGTTCCCAGTACCATCGAAAACGTGAATATAATTATAGGTCTTGTTGACCTTTCCCTTCACCGGACCAAAAGCCAGATCGCCCATCCGATGAGTCAAATCACCGACATTCTCTACAAGGGAAGATATTGGACCTTGGATCCCATCTCGGTGACGCACCTGAACCATCTGGTTTTCAGGCCCAGCACGCTGTATCTGACCCATATTTCTAAACGCTGCATCGATCTCTTGCTGTGTCTCGGGCAGCTTCATCGCGGCGGCGGGGGGCTTGGCTACGAAAGAATCCACTCCAAGTTCACGAGAAACAGCAGCAATATCGTCTGGGGGTGATCCAAACCGAGCAAACTCTGGTTCTACTCGGAGTTGACGGGCCTTAAACGCATCTTCGCCTTCGTCTGCGTATTTTTTAAGCGTTGTCAGTATCTCGCGAGCATCATCAAACCTAAACTCGCCAACTGCGATAGCCGCGTCATTGGCCAACCTCTGAACCTCGTTGTACACCGGCAGCTTTCTATGCTCATCTGCGTACGTCTGACCCAGACTTTTAAGGTGGGCCATCGCATCGTCGAAACTTTCGTATTTGGCTCCCTGTAAGGTCCAATCATCCGTACTTCCATCTGCCGCTCTTTTCTTCGCATAGTTGAAGTTTGACTCCGCTACCTCCAACATCTCTTTTTCGAATCCATATGGGTTGTGAAGTCTGCGATGGTAGCGTTCTATTTTAGGCATGGCGTATGCCATTCTTCCACCATATTCAGACATTCGATGAGTCAAGTCGCCAATATGCTCAGCCAAATCAGCGTAGAAAGAACCAACCCCTCCTGTAAGTCTGGTTAAATCCAGCATCGCTTCTTCAGGAAGATACCGCTGATGGCTTGCTAATTCGTTAAAGGCTTTATTGATCTCGTCAGGTGTCTCGGGCAGCTTCGTCGCAGCGGCGGGGGGCTTGGGTGCGTCGGCAACACGATCCGCAGCACGAGCACCCTTGGCACCCCGATAAAGGGCCATGCCGCCCAGCCCAATCGCTCCCAGAGCGGCAGCCGCTGAAAGCTCCTCTTCCTCCGCTGCGGCGGCTCCTACGGCGATTCCGGGCAATGCAACGCTGTACAGCTTCTGGGGCTTGATGACCCGGTCTTTGACTTTGTCGGTGAGTTCGAAGAAGGGGACTTCGATGGCGCGATTGTTCTCAGTTGCTTCCGCAAGCTGAAGCTCTGTGGGCCTTGAGAAGACATCATTACTTCTGATTCTTGAAAAACCAAGATCCTCCAACTCAATGAGTGTCGTCCCTTGCTTCGCCTTCGACTCTTTCTTGGCAATGCTGGGGATCAGCTTGTCGTAGAAGTATTTATTTCCATCGAATATTTTTTGTATTGGATCAGAATCAGAACGATCCATCACTCTCAGCATTGCTTCAATTTCGTCTGCTGGGTTGCCGCTTCGGATAATGTCTCTAGCGTCCGTTAAACCCATGGCAACCAAAGGCGTAATCATGTCCGAACGGGTGAATGCTACGCCGTCGTAACCGCCTTCTGCCGCCTCACGGAATATTCGCTTAATAGAAAGAGCAGTCCATTCTTTGATGTCTTTGAGGGGGGCTTCGGGAACTGGACCTTGTCTAATAGCGCCAACCAAACGTGCTTGTTTTGCAACTTTTTCGTTTGCTTCATCAAGCTTTGGCGAATCAAGACCATCAATTTCGGCTATTTCATTACGTTCTTTTTCTAATTTTTTAAGTTTAGATTTTGCTTTTTCCAACTTTTCTTTATTTTCTGTTTCTGTGTAACCACGTTTCCGACCATTCTGGTGCCAGTCGGATTGGATCTCCTCAACAAACAAGATCCTGCGGCCCTTGCTGTCGACACGGTCCTTCGTGCGGATGTGGACCATGACGTTGGGAATGTCTTTGTGGTGGGACTGGCGGAACGCTTTAGACATGTCCTCGACAGGAACCGTCAGTAGAATCTCTTGGTAGTTGTCGCCGCCGGGAACGGAGAACTCATCATAACTGGGCGTTCGGTTTGGTTTGTTCGCAAGTCGGAACTCTTTCAGAGCTTCTGCGTGTGTATTAAACGCTTCAACATATTCTCGATATTTTTCTTGACCTTCGAGTCTACGCAAAGCGGCAAGACGACTTTCTGCCTCTGGCATTCTATTTAAGATCGCTTCTAATGCATAAAGATTTTGTTCTTGCTCAAGAACGTTTCTGGTATCACGACGATCACGGAACTGAGGCGCGTCAGGATTTTTTTCAAAGGCCCTATATGCATCGTCAGTGATGTCGTTCCAATTAGGATCCTTAATTTTGGCCCTGATTGCCTTTCTTGCCGTGTCGATAAAACCAGCGTCATCCAATGTCCAGTTTTCAGGACCTTTGTCGTTCAAATCTTCCAGCCTGTCAACAATATCAGTTAAATCTTCGGGTACGTTATTATGTTGTCTGACTTTAAAAAGATCATCGATATATATACTATATGCTTTTAAAAATATTTCTGGATTTTGATGAAAGCCAAATTGTAGTGAAGTTGGATTTTCAGGCGCAAGTTTATTGGATGTAAAAACAACCACAGGATCTAAATCTAAACGAATTTGTAGCTTTTTATTTTCAAGGCGTCGAATATTGTCTGGAATCGGAACTTCAGGAACTTCCCTTGTATCCAACCGAACCTCTTCGATCTGGACCTTGTTGTCATCCAAATGCTGAATCAACTCGTCTTTGGTGACGCTCTTTTTGCCCGCCGCTTTCGCGTTTTCGATAAACTCAGGAATCTTTGTGTCGACGATCTCTGATTTTTTGGCGCCCTTGCCACTCAAAAACTTCTCAACGTCGTCCACTCCCAGCTTTTTGGGCGCTTTTTGCGTTACAACCTTTTCGATTTCGGACTCGAATACGGGTGCTGGTACATCAGGTACAGCCTTCGCTGCGTCACCAACACGGTCTTTTGAAACAATCTTGATTGCGCTTGGATCAAAAGCAATAAATTCTGAACCACCGGGAGCAATAATTCCGTCGTAACCTGCGTCTTTAAGAACCTGCTGGGCGGAGCGTGCCTGCCCACGGTTTGGACGAGCGCCGGGATTTCCAGCAGTTCCCAACATACGACTATACAAATCGCCAAGATTAGCGTCTGGACCAAGCTGGCCAAGGAAAGATTCCCCCTCCCCGCCGTTCTTGTTGATTGAATCGATCAAAGCTTGCCGCTGATCAGCAGAAATATCTGAGATTTTATCGTCATAGGCGAGCGGATTCTTTAAATCAACGTCCAGAGTGTACACATTGCCAGAATCAGGCGCTTCATCTAAAACACCCTTTGCGGCACGAGCAAAACCCTCGTCTGGTGACGCGCTCATGTAGACGCCTGAGCCGTATCGACCAGTCAAGCTGGGTCGAAACTCATCAATGTCGGCGGGACTCGCATGAAAAAGACGACGAACACCAGCCCCAGAAACACGAGAAGCCCTCGCTGCATCAGAAACGTCATCCGCAACATCAGCCGCATCTTCGGCTCTCGACAAATCCGCCGCATCGCCGCGAATCGCACGCTTCAGAGCCGCTCCACTCAGCAAACTGCCCACTAATGGTGCCGCTGCCAACTGAATCAGGCCTGCTGTGCCAGATATAGCCGTGTCTAACAAGTGAGATGTGCGCATCTCAGGGTCTGAAACCGCCAATCGACCCGATTGCGTAGCCGATACCACATCAGATACGCCCGTAGGGTCCGTTAGACTCGTTACGTCCGCTACATTACGAATCGTCTCAGGATCACCAGCCATTACGTCTTCGTAAACGTCGCCAGCAAAATCCTTATACACCTCGGCACGACCAGCAGGATCACGCAAAAAACGACGCTCCTCTTGCGAAGCCGCGATGTTTAGGTCCTTTAACTGCTGAAAAAATTGACTTTCGTAAGGCTCAGGCGTTCGAGTCAGAAAAGACTCCGCCTCTCTCCTCTCACGCTCGTCCTCACGAGCATCAATCGATGCAAACCATCTATCGGCCTGATCCTCGTCCATGCCCAATGGAACTTCAAACCCACGATACTTAGAACGCTGAGAAACCTGAAGGTCGCTATATTGATCGTTCAACATTCGAAGATCACGATCTCTGTCGGTATCAGAAGCGACCTGAGCGCGGAGCGCAGGTTCGTCCAGAGGCTGGCCCGTTTCCTTTCGGAAGCCCCTCATGTTCTGCATCAAAACGTCATCGTATGACGCCATGTCACTACTCCCCGAGAATGGTAATCGCTACCGTTCCGCTCGGTGACGTGTTGCCAGCCGTGCCAGCACTCGTCTTTACAGCCGCATGCAAATATTTGCTGTTGCTAATTCCAAGTCCATACGGCATCAACACTTCAATGGTTTTTCCAGCACGACAACGAATCACCGTAACTGGATGAGTCGTACCAACCGTAATGTTAGCAGCGTTAGCAGCAGTCTCCTCGTACAAGGCGAGGTAAACATCCTCATTTGTATTTGCAGTCGCGTCTACTTTCACAGCAAAAACAGTCGGAGCCGTCTTGTTAAAAATGTTCTGCTCGATTGTAGCAGTTGCAGCAGTTTCGCGAAAAACAAGGTTTCCCCTTGGATTTGACAAAGTAACCAAAGAATCGGCCATGATTAAACCTCAAGTATAAGTGACTTCACAGATGGCGTTTGCACCCGGATCATCAACGCTCGACACTGCTTCCCCAGTTACCATTCGAATCGTTAGACCGTTCACGACAGTAAGACCTCGTGAGCCAAATGTAATCAGTGAATCTACAGCAGGAACTCGAATAACAAAATCAGGCTGAGTTGAGTTCGCAGTAATTTCTTCGGCTGTGTCATACAGCTTTAGATAGTTAATCGTAGCACTTGTAACGCCATTCAATACGTTAATTGAATAAACAGTAGTAGGACCGTTGGTCACATTATTAAATGGACCGCTATCAAGATCAGTCTCGTAAAAAACCTTTGTATCGAAATATGTATTGTCAATTACAGTTGTTGCCACGACGATCTCTCCTCATTGAACACGAACAACTTTACCGCATATTCCAAATATAGCAAGCAAAGAAAAAGGCCCTACCAGAGCAAGTAGGGCCTTTAGAACGAACAAACTACAGGAGAGTCAAACAACTGGCCGACTCGAAAACAGTGTATCACTGTGGTATCACCACGGCAAGTCATCCACAAATTCGTGCTCTTCCTCAGTAAAATCAGCCAATACCTTGGCAGTCCTGCGAGACGCATCGTCCCACCAACCTTCCAAAGGTTCAGGACCAACCGGTCGCATACGCAAGCACAACCTTGGACCACGATCTCGCTCAGCAAACATGTCCATAATGTTGACCTTGACTGCCAATGAGTCGTCGCGCAGAACGCCTGCCATGACCAGCGAATCCAAGGCACATTTACAAATATTGTCTGCATCTGGTTTAGATCGCTTCCAAATCGCGTGATCTGGATCTTTGCGGCGCATCAATCGCTTTGGCCTGTGAGCAAACGCAACAATGTCAATCTCCACAGGCTCGTCAATCGGAGCTTGTCGCCAAACGCTGGTCATGATCATTGCAGCAGACCGCTCCCAATCTGCCGTCTTCTTCGGCGTGTACAACCTGACGTGGCCGCCAACAGACGTACCTCTTGGTCGACCCTTGCCAATTGGAGCACCCGGTATCTCCACCATATAGGTCCATTCACCCATAGTTAGCCTCGTACCAGCGCAGCAACTCGTTTCGTAGCTTGGATATGTCAGGAACGTTCTCCATCTTCTCGCATCCCATGTAGATCTCGTCGACTACAGCAAAAAGAGCAGTAATCATGTTTCGATTGTCGGCGTGAGACTCTAGATCGTTCAAAGCCCACGGTACGTCCATTCGTGATGGAATTGACTTGCACCAATTCGGTACAGCGAGCCAATCGTCCTCCCTCATGGACTTGTCAGACAACCATGCATACCACTCACTAATGACCAGCCTAAGATTGCGTGACACAAATTTGCTGTCCAGTTTTAGTTCCATTTGCTCATCTCCCTGTCTCGAAACGTAGAGAAGTGAAACGGATCATGAAAGTCT